ACCGAAAAGGAAAACTAGTAGATGGAGTTTGGATAAAGGAGGAACGATTAAAATGACAGAAGAAATTTTGAAAGACAAGAATGATCTTGTAAATAATCCAGAACATTACTTTGGTAAGTATGGACTGCAGTCTATTGACGTGATCCGTAATTTTGCAGACGGATTGTCAGGAATACAAGGATTTTATTGGGGAAATACTATTAAGTATCTTTGCAGATTCCAAAAGAAGAATGGTTTGCAAGATCTTGAAAAGGCGAAAAAATACATCCAATGGCTTATTAATGATCTGAAACGTGAAGAGCTCGAAATGGCAGCAATTGTAAAAAAGGAGTGAAGACAATGAGACACTATAGTAAAAATCAAATGGATCATTTTCGCCAGCAATTACAATTGTTGATTTTAGGAAAAGGGATCACACGCAAAGAACTTTCAAAAAAATTATATCGAGGTGAGCAAACTATTCAGGAGTGGATCACCAAAGAAGATATCAAACCAGAGTATGTGGAAGAACTTTGCGATTATTTTGGTATTGATGAAAAAGCTCTGATGGGCAATCGAGAAGAATTGGCAGACTATCGACTATTTGACAAAGGGCGTTATATCTGTACAGCTTCTTTAAAAGAATTGAGCTCTATCACTGGAAAGGATGTTGCTCTGCTCAAGTATTACATTCACCTAAACGAACAGGGTCGTACAGCTGGCAACTTTAGGTTAGAAAGGGTGATTGAAGATGAAGAATAAAGTTCATTGGCTTATTATCAACATGATCTTGCTTGCTATTTTGACAACGGCTATCACGATTAATTTGAATTCACGAATTGCTGAACAAGGAAATCAAATAAAAGACATGCAATGGACCATTCAAGAGCATGAATTAAGCATTCAAAGACTGGCTGATCAAAATAAATCGCAAGAAGTTATTTTAAACAAGCTCAATCGTGAATATCAACTGCAAGCACGAAAAAAAGCAGAAGAACTCAAAGAAGCAGCAGAAGCAAATAATGTAGGAGGTTAGCATGATTAATAATGTGATATTGATTGGTCGATTGACCATGGATCCGAAATTACAGTATACAAATAGCAATATTGCAACAGCACAATTCAACATTGCTTGCAACCGTAATTTTAAAAATTCAAACGGTGAATATGACGCTGATTTCATTAATTGTGTGATGTGGCGTGACCAAGCAGAACGTTTCTGCGAATGGACTAGAAAAGGAATGCTGGTAGGAATTACAGGACGAATCCAAACTAGAAGCTATGAAGGTAACGATGGAAAACGTGTATATGTTACGGAAGTTGTTGCAGAGAATTTTCAGGTTTTAGAAAAGCGAGACAACACTGCTAACCAGAACAGCATGAACGAACAAATGCCACCGAACTTTGCAAGTCCAATGAATATTGAAGATAGTGATTTGCCATCCTAAAATACAAAAGGAGAAAAAGTATGAACAAGAAAGTTATTTTAGCAACAGTCGCAACATCACAAGTAGTAAAAGCAGATGAAACCAACGTACAAGGAACAACTGGAACAGGAAATGAAGCAAGCACAGTTACAACTCCAAGCGCTGGAACAAATGGAGCAGAAAAAAAATGAAACAACGGAAATTGCTAAACAACCAATTGATTTTGAAAAAGGAGCGAAAAATGAATAAGCAGGAATTGATTGAAGAAATAAAAAATTTGGAAAATCATAATGCATCAAAAAGAACTTGGGTTAATCGAGGGGTTGTATTGGAATTAGTCGAAGAATTAGACGAACCGAAGAAAGTAACAGTCCCACAGTTTGTTACTAATTGGATCGACTACTGTAAAAAACACAATTTCACATTATTTGGATGTCTTGATCCAGAAGGCGGTTTTGAAAGTTTAGCAAATGAAACTTTTGAAGGAGATGTTAGAAAATGTATTAGATGGTGTAGAAGAGAAAGTGATATTTTCGCCCGAGCTTGGCTTGACGGCTATACAGTCGAGAAAGAGAAAAAATATATTGTAAAAATAAATAATGTTTTTGAAAATGCAAGTTATCTAAATCATTCCTTCATGAATAAACGTTGGATTTTTGCAGATATTTTAGAAACAGATGGCTGTAAAACAAAACACACCCGCAAAGAACTTGAAGAAGCTGGGTTTGGAGAGGTGTTTAACAGTCCGTTGTTTGAAGTTGAGGAGGTGGAAGAATGAATATGCAGGAATTGATAAAAGATTATGAGAGTGCTCCCTTTGCTATTGTTTCAGTCGATACAGTTTTGAAAGATCTGAAACAACTAGACAAACCGCAACCAATTAAATTAAAAGATGTCATCGCACGAATTGAAAAGTTTGATCTTGGGACTAAAGCAGTATGGATCAATGAAATTTTGAATAAATTCGGAAGTGATTACGGAACTTTGAAATATAAGGATGGTTATGAGCAAGGCAAGGTCGAGGGCGAATGGATTAAGCAACAATTAAAAGACGCTGACAAGATTTGGCAAGAGTTGAATAAACCAACGATCCAGCGGTTTATTGCTGATTGGATCGTACAAGCAAAAGAAGACGGTTATAATATCGCTGGTGCGATCAACGAAGCACCAAGAGGCGAGGTTGATGATTGGCTTGAACTGGAGAATGTGGATATCTTTGCAGAAGCGTGGGTCAATGGTTACCATATCGAGAAAGAGAAGCGGTATCTTGTGAAAGCTAAAGGAGTGTACTTAAATAGCTGTCTAATTTTTGACAAAGGAAATAAAAAATGGTTTTTCTCTTCAATCTATGATACAGATCATCAAATAGGACACCACACAAGAAACGAGCTTGAAAAAGCTGGTTTTGGTGAAGTATTCAATAGCCCATTATTTGAAGTTGAGGAGGTGGAGTGATGGGGTTCATTAGTTGGTTAACTTTATTATTAATAGCTTTGAAATTGTTAGGTGTAATCTCTTGGAGCTGGTTCTGTGTCTTTTTACCTGCAATTGCTGATCTAGTAATTTCTATTTTGATTTTAGTGGTAGCTAAAATGATATGGGATAAGTAGGATTTGTTGTGTGAAAGCGAGGAGAAAAATGGCCACTGCAAAAAGAACATCAGACATAACTGTTGCACTTTATGAATGGAATAAGTTAACAACAAGGAATATTGCTGAAGATGAAAAGGAATATTTTAACGGGGGCATTGAATTTGTTTGGGAAGGCAAAACTCCAGAAATTGATGAAGAAGTCCTTGTCTATAACTCAGAAACACAAAATATATATACTGATATCTGGATTGATTATGGGGAAGGGATCGGTTTCGAGAACACTGATTTAGATGTAATTTTCTGGATGAGCTGCCCAAAACCACCAAAGGAGGTGGAGTGATGAAAAGAGTTTCAGTTAACTTAAGTGATGATTTATTCATGCACCTTGAAGCACTAAGGATGTATTTTGATTACCCTTCAAGAGCTGAAGTTATTAGAAAAGTACTAGATGACTCAATCAGTAAGTGTTCATCAAGCACAGTATTTGGTGCCTATGTCTCAGGAGCTAGAGAAATAATGCGTGACATGGAGGGGGATCAATGACACGACCAAACAGATACCCATACACTAAGAACCAATGGGAAGAAGAAACAACGCTGGTATGTTGTGGTGATGATACCAGTTTTGAATTGAGAGTGGAACGCAATAGAATTACAAACGAGGTAAAAGAATGAAAGATTTAATGTTTTGGGGAATGTTTATAGCATGCTTGATAATTTCAGCTATGACAATCTATATCATGTACTCTCAAGCACTGGTCAATAGAGATTTGGAAAGAAAATACAAAGATTTAAACAATGAATTTTTACATACTTTTGGATGGGATAGATATGAGTGGGCAAAAAATTTCAGAGACTATGCACGAAAGGTAGAAGAGCTTATCAAGTTTAAAAAAGAAATTGAACAACTTGAAATTATTAAAAAAGCATTAGAGGTCAAAAGTTTGGAAGAGTTGCAGAAGAAGAAAGAACAAATTGAAAGTGTGATCAGAACTTTAGAAAATTAAATG